GGCTGCGGCTTCGGCGCGGCGGCGGTCAAACCGGCCCGGGTCGTCGTAGTGCATCACCGAATCCGTGCTGATCCGGCTACCGATCAACTGCATGTGGATCGCATCGCGGATGTCCTGCTTACGCATCTTCGACGACAACGGCACACCCGCCGTCCCAGCCAACGCCTTCAACTCGGGGATCGTGAGCGGGTCGAGGGCGCGGCGGACGGCGGTGTCGGATTCGGGCAGCACCGGCAACGCCCGCATCTGCGCGACCATGTGCTCGTAGTCGGGTTCGGCCTTGGCCTTCACCCTCGCCGACGCGCGCGGCTTGGACCCGCTGATGTTCGCCGCTTCGCGCTTCATCTTGGCCGCATTCGCGCGCCGTGCAAGCTCGGTGGTGACGCCGGACGCGATGGTGTTCGCCCTGCCCTTCAGCTTGAGCAGGTCTTCGTCGGTCCAGTCGGCCAGGTCGCTCCCGGCAACCTCCTGCATTTGCTCGAGCAGGCGCGTGCGAGCGGCCTTCCACGGCTCCGCGGACGGCGACAACGGGCTCGGGTCCATCGCCTCGGACCGTGGAGTCTTGGGCTGCCACTGGCGGTTCTCATCGCTGATGCTCATCGCGTGCAGCTGGTTGTCAACGCCGAGCGACAGCGCGGCTTCGCGATCCCGTGGTTTCAGCGCCTTGCTGTTGGCCACCGGGATGATTCGCACATCGCTGTCGTGGCGGAGCATGTCCATGAATGCCGCGTCCTGCTGCTCGCGGGTGATCCCCCGCGCTTCAAGCTTTTCTCGCAGGTCGGCGAGTCCAACCCACTGGTTGCCCGATGTCTTCAGCTCAGCGAATGCGTCGCGCACCCCGCCGACCCATCGGCCCAGCGAGTCTTTCTGGGTTTCTGTCGGGTTGGCGGCGTTGTAGCCGCGCCAATCCAAACCCGAGTCTGGCTTCTTCTTGCGTGCCTTGGTCAGGTCCGGGCCCACCAGACCGAACCGGCGGCCGAGGTTGATGCTGACGCCCATCAAAGGCTCCTCAAGTCGAGGGAAGGAACAAGAGCGCACCTACAGTGCGGGTGAGACGGCGGGTGATAGTCCGAGCTGGGGAAACGCTCGCCGAGGCGGACAGGCCCCGCGTCCTCATTGGCCTTGCAGATCCGGCAAACCCGCTGGTCGAGGGCGGTCATCCACTCGCACGCGTCGAGACCAGCTTGCCGGTAGGTGTCCAGGGTAGCAGCCGAAAGCGCACGGTTCGTCTCGGTCAAAGCCACCTTGTAGCACCACTTCGGATCCGCAACAGTGGCTTGCAGGTCGCGGGCGATCTCCTCCACCGACGCGCCGCGCTTGAGGCCGTCGGCGAGACATTTGGCGACTTCTTCCAACCGGTTGTCTGTCACCCGTTTGATGGTTATCCCGGCGTCGCGGAGCAGCGCCCGGAACGGTTCGATGCTGCCGTCGTCGGCCATGATGCGCCGTGCCGCGTCCGGATCCCCAGGCTGCCAGCCGCCCCAGTCCACCTCGAGGGTGACGGCACCGTCGCGGGGATCGTTGCCGGCCTCCAGGCTGCCCACAACAGCCTCGGCGGCCCTGGTGCCGACCATGTACGCCTGCGCCCACAGGTCCTCGAACACGGGCCGGATCGTCGCCTCGATGTCCGGGGCGAGGGTGGTGGTCGCGCGTAGCCAGCCCTCCACATCCGGCACCGGGTCGGACGGTTGCCACGACAACGCCCAGTCCCTGAACGCGGCAGCCAACGCCGCGGTGGCCGCCGCCGAGGCAACACCTGCGGACAGGGCGGCCGCCATCGCCGCAGCACCGGCGGCAGCTATGGCCAGGTCCTGTTCCCAACCCGGCCAGCGCTCATCTTTTGGGCCGGCACCACCCGCCTCACCCGCCGCGGCAGCCTTGGCGATCACCTCGCCCGTGGAACGCCACCCGCGGACAAACGCCATCGCCAGCAGCGGATCCCGGGAAGGGTCGTAGGGGCATTCGGTGAGCGGCCGCCCAAGCTGCGCGGCGAGGGCACCCGCGCGGCGTGCCAGCGTGCTCTCTGCGGTCGTCACAGGTAGTCCCTCCCGGTTGACTGGGCTGCGGTCACCGCAGCTGCCGCCCTATCCCGGTCACGGCGCAGCACCTGCGCCCGGAACTCGGTCAGGTTCATGCGTTTGTTTTGCCGCCACCAGCGCATCAGGTCTTCCGACGCGTACCGGCGGGCACGGGAGACCGGGCCGGTGAACAAGGTCAGCGGGTCGATCCCGGCTTTCTTGCCGGCACGGTTGAGCATGTTCCCGCGGGTGCCCTTCTCGGCCTCCAGATAGGTCATGTGGAGCCACTCGTCGTAGGAACGGCGGACCGCCTGCTGCAACGTTTCGCCGCGCTGGCGGTCCACAGCCGACGCGGCTTCGCCGGCGGACAGTTTCGCGTCGTCCTGCCCGTGGACCTCCGCATACGCGAACAGGTAGTCGCGGCCCTTACCGACGAGCTCGTCGACGCGTTTCTGCTCGTCGGTCAGATCGTCGTCGCCCAGCCCAGCAAACGGCGTGTTCCGTTCACGGCGGTCCATGTCCTCCAACAGCCGGTGTATCAGCGGCTCGTCGAGCTGGTCGCGCCGCGACATCTCGGCGAAGAAGTCCATCAGCTGGTTGTCGTCCATGCTCTGGATGTCGGTGTCGACTAGGTGCCGCGACGGGTTCGACATGTCGCGCAGCGAGTCAAGCAGTGGCCAGCCGGTAAGGTCAGATCGTTTCGCCCACCTGCCCCGAGAGTCCTTCTGCTTGCCAGGGTTCAGGCGGTTCCAGGCGCGCCAGTCCAGGCCCGACTTCGACGCCTTTTCGATCATCTCGTCGAACAGCCACACCCATTCGTCTCCGAACGAGCACACGTCGGGCCCGGGCGGCGCAGCGGCGAAGTCGTCGGGTGTGGCCGTCTTGAACACGAACGGCCGCTTAGGGTTGGGGTTGCGGCGGCGCCAGTTCGCGAACGCGTGCAGCTCGGCGGCGACAGCTTTCTCGACGTCCGCGGCGCGGACGACCGGTACGAGTGGGATATCGACCGTCTGGCCGGCGAACGACACCCGCAGCCGGTCAAACGTGATCGGCCCGACCCGGTCGGCCAACTCGGCCACCCGATCCACGTCGTCGGTGTAGACGAGGGTGACATGCGGAACCCACGGCTTAAGCTGCTCGGGCAGCGGGAACAGCCCACCGACGGTGGTGCGTACCTCCCCGATCGTGTCCAACACCATGGCGTGCACCGCGGCAACGTCCTTGCCGCCGACCCCCAGCACGATGCACGGCTCCCGATCGTTGTGGCCCATGTTGAACGCTGAGATGGCGAACCCGTCACCGTGCAGCGGCAGGTCGTAGTCGGGGCGTATCGCATCCTCCACAGTGGAGCGCAGCGCTGCGACGATGCGGCGTTGGGCTTCGGCGGGGATGTCGGCGGCCTTGCCCAGGTACATCAGCGTGAGGTGCAGGTGGCCGGCCGGTTCACCACCGTCGACTGCGAGCCGTTCGGCGTCGGCTTCGGAGGGCACCAGCGCGACCATGGCACCGGTGTGCACCCCGTCGGGTGTGGCGGCTTTGGTGGTGTCGGCTTTCATCTGCTCGCGGGCGAAATCATGCTCGGCGTCGCGGTTCTCCCGCTGGAGGTCGTGTTCCTCCTTGCGTGCCTGCTTACCGTCCTCGATCTTCTTGTCCTCGAGCTCAAGCTTGCCGGTCGCGCCCTCCGCCGCCGCCTCCTGCGCCTTCACCGCCGCAGCCGCGGCCTCGTCCGCGGCCTGCTTCGCGCCGTCCACGAACACGTACCCGGCCGTGCCCACCCCCACCAGCATCGGCATGTCGGCCTCGGGGAAGGAGAACAGCGGCAGTTTGAGCCGGCGCCGATCGTCGTTGAGGGTGATCACAGCCCGTTTCAGCTGCGCGTCGGCGACCGAGTCAGAGTCCTTGTCGTTCTCGCTCGCCGGGTCGATGAAGCTGAACTCGAGCTCGGGTGGGGCGTTCAAAAACTGACGGGACACGCCGTTGATCAGTTCGGTGAGGGCTCGCACATCGGGTCGCAGCCCGACGCGGCCACCGACCTCCGCCTGGCCTTCCTGCCAGCCGGCCGAACCCAATCCGGTCGTCTCGGAGAAGCCCAACTCTGTTGCGGTGACACCGAAGTGTCCGGCGACCAACTTCACCAGGAAAAGATCAAAGTCGGGTTTGTACCGCTCATCCGCCGAGGACAACTGTTTGATCGTCCAACCGGGCGCGCCGACCTTCATCCGATGCCTGGCGGCAGAGTTCCCGTTGAACTCGGCGTTGACCGACTCCTCCCAAATCCGCCGGTCCTGGGGTTTCATCTCCTGCCCCGGGTTTTCCGGCACCTCCCATACCGTCAGCGGCGTCGAGCCGTCGTCGTATTCGGCCAACATCCACTGCATGCGCTTCATGTACAGGCGGGAGTCGTAAAGCGCCTGCTCCACCGGCGACAGCCCGTAAGGCGACGTGACGCGCGGGTTCGCGCGGAAATAGAACATCTCCGACGACGCGAAGCCGTTGTCTACGACCTCGTTGCCGTGCTCGTCCAAAGTGGTGGATGCGGCCCATTCGCCGCGGGGGAAACCCCACGTTTCCTGCTGATAGGCCGGGAACGGTGGGGACGGGCGGATACCGCGATGGTCCAACAGGGGTTTGATCGTGGAGCCGTCCACCAGCTCCAGATCAAGGACGTCGCCGCCAAGCGACATCCGCGGATAGATCACCCCAGCGTCGATGACCTGCAACTCCTCCACCACCATGCGAATCCACTGGTAGAAGCTCAAATCCTGATGCGGCCACGGACGCTCCCACCGTGCGGTGAGCCGCTCAATGTCGGCGTGGTGCTCCTCGCGGAGTTCGGCAGCAATGTCTTCGTAGCCCTTGGTGCGGCTCGTGTTGTAGGCGCGCTCGACCACCGACGGGCGCACCGACCATGACCATTGCAGATCTGCCACGTGGGCTTTGCGGACTTCGATGCACCTGCGGATGATGCCGATCCCCGACGCGGCCGCGCGTAGCACCTGCCACGGGACCTCACGGCGGTTGTTACCGGGCAGATTCCACGACTGGGGGTATTCCCACACTCGCGGTTCTGGCCGGCCGGTGCGCGGGTCGAGGGGGTCGATCGGTTCGGGTTGGATCGGTTGTCCGGGACCGAACGCGCCCAAGTCTGCAGGGTCGCGTGGCATGGGCCGGTAGTCGACGGTGACACCTGGGGGTAGGCCGTGGTTGGTGGCTGCGTTGAGTGCTTCCATGAGCCCGAAGGGGCGTTGTACGGGGGTGGCGGTCATGGGGATGGCTGTGGCGGCGTTGACGGCTTTGGTGAGCGCGCGGGGGCGGCGCCGGGCTGTCGCGGTTCTGCTGCGGCCCATTGCGCTCCTTCCGGGGATTGGTGTACAGCGTAAACCTCAAGTGCACTTGAGGTCATCTAGCGTGCCTGCGGAGTCCACCCCGCGCCGAGCACAGGCGTCTGGGTGGTTGGCTGGAAGGCCGCGAGAGTCCTGACCGCCATCGCGTTGTGCTCGTTGTGCCCGCGGGAGTGTTCGGCGACCAGCGCCTCCATGAACTCGTTGCCGACACCCTCAAGCAGCAGCTTGATCAGCGCAAGGCTGGTGTCGTCGACCATGTCGTCGTTGGCGCCGTTGGGGAACGCGGCATGCTGTTCGACGTAGTCGTGGGTGAACGGTGCGTCTTCGGGGATCTCAACGTCGCCGGCTTCGACGAACGGGGCGATGGACCGGGCGCGGGCGAGCTTGCTGTCCACCGGCGTGTACTCGATGAGCCCGCCCAGCTTGCCGCGCAGCGCGGACACCACCGCGGGCCCGTTGGCCTTGTCCTCGATGTATTTCCGCGTCGCCTGCGGCCACTTCGCGGCGAACGCAACCAGGGTGGCGACGGTTTCGGTGAACTCCATCCGCTGACACACCTGGTCCAAAAGCCAGGCTCGGCTGCCGCGGGCGGCCCACACCTGCATACACACGTAGTCGGTGCCGTCGGTGTCCTTGAACGTGCAGTCGATGGACATGATGACCCGGTCGGCGCCGACCGCGTGCATGGTGCCGTTTTCCTTCGGCACAGCGCGCATGTGGTGGGGGTAGCGGCGCCACCAGTGCCGTTTGAAGATGCCGCCTTCTTCCGGGGCTGGGCGGCCTTGGTACAACGCGTTCCAGCCGCGGCTGCCGGCGTTGCGTTTGCGGCGTTCCCAGCCTGCGTGTGAGCGGCCACGGGCGGATTCCATGTATTCGCCGGGTTGGCGGCCGAGGATGTCGGTTTCGCCGTCTTCGGGGTGGTGTTCGGCCTGCGCCGGGATGTTGATCAGGTGCCAGTCTTCGGCGTGTTCGCGCATCAGGTAGCCGGCCAAATCGTCTTCGTGCCAGCGGGTCATGATGATGATCACGATGCAGTTTTCGCTGAGACGGCTCGAGGCGGTGGTGCGCCAGAACTCTTTGACCGTCTCACGCATCGTCTCCGAATCGGCCTCTTTCTGATCTTTGAACGGGTCGTCGATGATGAGCACGTCGACGGGGCGTCCGGTCAGGCCGGAGGTGATGCCGGCGGTGATGATGCCGCCGTCGTAGCCGTCGAGCTGCCATTCGTTGGCGGCGCCGGTGTCCTGCCGGATCGTCAAGCCAAGCTCGGTGTGTTCGCGGATGTCGTTGCGGACCACGCGGCCCCACCGGCGCGCCAATGCGTCCGAGTAGGACACGATCGCGATGCGCCGGTTGGGGTCGTTGATGAGCATCCACAGCGGGGTGTTACGGGAAACGCGGACGCTCTTGCCTTCCTGAGGCGGCATTGTCCAGATCAGCCACGGATTGCGGCCCTCCCACGCGTCCACAATCGCGTCGTCGAGCAGGTCAAGCGCCAGCGTCTGCACCGTCCGCGGTTCGGTGTGCAGCGCCAATTGACCGGGGGTGGCGAACGACCGGCGGGCGTCTTCCCGCTGTAGCCGCCGGAGTAAGAGTTCCTGGTGCTCCAGAGGCCAGGACCTCCACGATTCGTTCGATGCTGGCGGCAACGTTGTCGGCTGCACCAGAGACCTCCACCTGCTTTTTGACGGGGGCGTAGATGCCGGTGAGTTTGGCGCGCTGGTCCTGGATTTTGAGGAGCCGGTCGCATGCCTCGAGGACCGGCTTGTCGTCTTCGAGTGGTTCTTTGTAGGTGCCGTCTTCGTTGTAGATCAGGTCCTGCCGTAGCGCGTCCACGCTGTGCCAGCCTCGGCGTTTACCCTCGTCGGCGCTGATTCCCATGTAGACGATCACACCCTGATTCACCACATAGTGCTTGGCGCGCAACACTTTCCACACGACCTCCTCGAGCGCGTCAAGCTTGTCCAGCTCGGCTTGGAG